CCGACGAAGGATGACGGAACACCTGACAGGCGTTGCAAGTTTGGAGACTGTGAACACACAGAACTCGGAAGAACGCTCAAAGCGTCACCGGCTTGCGACAAACTCTACCAGCTGATTAAGGAAGGAGACGTGAAACTATGCTTTATGGATTAGGTATGATACTGCTCCTTCTGTCGGGGGCATTTGTAGGCGGTTCGGCTGCGGTTCCTATGGTGATCGCAACAGTCGGCATCACAATGATGATATTCGGAAGGAGGCCGGCGAATGGTCGAGAAGAGAACCCAGAGAGATAGAATCCTGTCCTATCTGAGACAGCACGGAACGCTGACAGTCCGGGAGGCTATCACAGAACTCGATATTATGTCAGCACCGAAGCGCATCGAAGAGCTTCGCAAAATGGGCTATATTATTCCGCTCGACTGGGTGCAGACTGCGTCCGGGAGCAGATACGGAGTTTACAGACTTGAGGAGGTAGCTAATGGGTAAGCACGACATGAGAACGCCGGAGACAATGCCGAGAGCATTAGAAGTTCATTATAAGGACAGAATCACAATTCTCGAGAAGCAGCTGGAGATATCAACGAACAAGCTCAAGGACGCAATGATGCTGCTCGAGCGCAAAGACATAATCATCGCAGAAAAGGACGCATATATCGAGGAGCTGAGAACGGCCTTCATCGATGCGACTATAAAGGCACAGAGAGGAGGAGCGAGATAATGGGAATCAAGTTCAAAGTCATACAGTTCGTCAAGGACTATGTCAAAGTCGGGGACGAATACAGACACGTCGAAGCTGAGAGTAAATACGAGGTCAGCAATTACGACGATCTTCAGAATCTGCTCATTACTCTTATCGACTTCGGAGGGGATAGCATAAAGTTCGAAGTCAAGAAGGAGGAGGTGACTGACTAATGGCTGAAAGACTGACAGGCGACTATCGCAAGTTTATGGACAAGAACTATCTCGGTTCGTGGGATGTCCCAGACGGCGAGGATCTTGTTCTGACTATCGACTATGCAGCTCGCGATGATGTGAAGAACGAGCGCGGATCAGAGCGAAAGCTCACGATTCACTTCGTCGAGGACTATAAGCCGATGATTCTGAACGCTACAAATTCGAAAGCGATCTCGGAGGCATACGGTTCGAGCAAGGTCGAGGACTGGGCCGGCAAGAGAATCGGCATCTATACAACGAAGGTGACTGCGTTCGGAGGCACGACCGACGCGCTCAGGATCAGAACGTATCCGCCGAAAGAGACTAGAGCGTTCTGTGAGGACTGCGGTTCCGAGATAACTGCTCACGGCTCGTATTCGGTCAATAAGATCGTTACGCTCTCCAAAACGAAATACGGCAAGGCTCTCTGTTGGGACTGCGCTCAGGCGAGGAAGGAGAGGCCGGATGCTTAGCAAGTGGAAAGTTCACACGGTCGAGCTGGCCGGAAACACGTTCTTCGAGGTCTATCGCTCAACCGATGCGGCCTCAAAGAAGAACCGTGAGGAGACATTCGGAGGCTATTGGACGACCGAAGCCGAGGCCCGGGCACTCGCGGACAAACTGAACGAGGAGGGCAAAGAATGAGCGCATATTCTGAATGGAAAGCGGGACTCATAACTGACGCAGAATACAACACTATATGCAGAAGAGAAGAGGCCGAGGACAGGCCGTGGTGGGACACGTTTGATGACGAGGAGGTGTTCGAGGATGATTTCCCTGACGAGTTCTAATTATCACGGCGTAGAGGCAAATAAGGCTTTTTGGAGCGTCTCATTATTCAAGGCTTTTGACAAGTGCGAGGCTTCGGGTCTCGCACAAGTCGAAGGCCAGTACGAAAGAGAGGAGACCGATTCGCTTCTGATCGGGTCTTATGTCGACGCGTACTTCTCCGGGGAGCTCGACGAGTTTATCAAGCGAGACGGAGACAAGTTGTTCAAGAAGAACGGCGAGTTATATGCGAAGTTTGAACACGCAAACGACATCATCGACACAGTTGAGGCTCAGCCTTTAATGATGGAGTTCCTGAAAGGCGATAAACAGACAATCATGACAGCGAATCTTTTCGGAGTGCCGTGGAAAATCAAAATGGACGTGTACAACGGCGAGCGAATCGTCGACCTCAAATGCGTGAAGGACTTTGAGCCGATATACAAAGAGGGCTTCGGACGAATGGATTGGATCTCGTTCTGGGGCTACGACATTCAGGGCGCGATCTATCAGAAGGTCGTCGAACTGAACACCGGCAAGAAGCTGCCGTTTTACATCGTAGCAGTCACTAAAGAGAAGGTTCCTGACGTGGCTGTCATCGAGATCCCGCAGTACGTTCTCGACACGGCTCTCAAAGTGGTCGAGGCAAAGATTGATAAGTTCGACCTTGTCAAGATGGGCGAGATTGAGCCGGAACGCTGCGGAAAATGTGAGTATTGCAAACAGACTAAAAGATTAACGGCTCCGAGTGTGTTCGAGCCGGAGGAGGTGTGAAAATGTGCGAATATTGCAGAACAATACACGATGTTGATGGGGCGGTCATTCCTCGAGGCCCGGAATCATTGCCATTAATCCCTGAAACAAAGGATATACGCGTCGAAGCAAGCATCCTCGTGAACACTTTATACATAAATGTTGATGTGTGTGATGACGATGGCGAGGTAATGCCGTGGAAGGGCTATGTCACACCGATTAGCTACTGCCCTATGTGTGGAAGAAAACTCGATGGAGGTAAATAAATGCTCAATGATATTAAAATCCACGGCTATCTCGGGCGTGATCCGGAGCTGAAAGAATACAAGAACGCTAAAGGCGAGACCGGGCATCTTGTGAACTTCTCGGTCGGTGTCTCGCGTGACATGGGCGAGGGGACAGACTGGTTCGATGTGACATTCTTCGGGAGACGTGCCGAGGTAATCGATAAGTTCTTCGGCAAGGGCTCGCAGATAATCGTCTCGGGCCGTATGCAGAGCGACACGGTCGAGGCCGATGGCAAGAAACGCAAATACTGGAAACTGATCGGCAACAGCTTCGACTTCTGCGATTCAAAAGATTCGCCACGAGGTCAGGCCGTAACCGAGACGGATTCGTTCACGGCTGCGGAGGAGGATATACCGTTCTAATGAAAATTATTCCGCTTACATTGAAAGAAGCGAACGACTTCGTTACGGAGAATCATAGACATCATCCAGCGGTTAGAGGGTGCCGCTTTGCTATCGGTTTAGAGTCTGACGGTACACTTTGCGGAGTAGCTATTTGCGGACGTCCCGTGGCGAGACGGTTAGACGATGGGAGAACAATCGAGATAAATCGTCTTGCTACGGATGGCACTCGGAACGCTTGCTCGATGCTTTACGGAGCGTGTTGTCGTATAGCAAAAGAAATGGGCTATAAACGAGCTGTGACGTACATCCTCGAAACCGAGAACGGAGCAAGTTTGAGAGCGAGTAATTTCACTTATGACGGAGATACAAAGGCAGAGGCTTGGAGCAGACCGTCACGGATCCGCGAGACATCCGCTCCGACGTGCAAGAAAAAAAGATATGTGAGGTCATTATGAAAGAAATATGGAAACCGATTAAGGGGTACGAAGGATATTACGAAGTGAGTAATCTCGGAAGAGTAAGGTCTCTGACTCATACCGACAGAATGGGAAGGCTTTACGAGGGTGCTATCCGCAAACTACAAAACGCATCAAACGGATACAAGCAAGTTCTTTTATCTAACGGAGAGAAGAGAGAATTAAAACAAGTACATCGTCTTGTCGCAGAGACTTTCCTTGATAATCCTGACGGACTCCCAGAAGTGAATCATATCGACGAGAACAAGACGAATAATGTCGTTTCTAATTTGGAATGGTGTACTCGTAAATATAATAACGCTTATGGCTCAAAGCCAATGAAGGGCGAACGGCATCCAATGAGGAAACTGTCGACAGAGCAAGTGGAAGAAATACGGAAACGTAGGAAAGCGGGAGAACTTCTGAAAAACATCGCTGCCGATTTCGGAATTTCTATGTCTCACGCTTGTGCTATAACAAGGGGTTATTACTGGGGATAAGTTTGGATAAATATCTGATAGTAGACACAAGAGAACACGCGAATATAGTCAAGCCGATTCTGAAATACTTCGATTCGGTGGGCGTCCCTTACGAACGAAGCAAACTCCTATTCGGTGATTTTATGGACTTTAATAATCCATCTATAGTCGTAGACAGAAAGAGAAATATTGCCGAATTAGCAAAGAATTGCACCGTGGAGGCAGAACGGTTCAAGAAGGAATTAGAACGCGCTCAGAGGGCAAATTCACGGCTCGTGATACTCGTTGAGCAGAACAGATACAAAGACAGGGACGAGTGGAAACACGTCGAGACCATCGCGGATCTGATGCTCTGGTCGAGTCCTCACACGACTATCCGGGGTGAGAAGGTGTTCCGGGTGCTGTCAGCTTGGGAAGCAAAATATAACATCGAAGTCCGCTTCTGTGATAAGCGCGTCACGGGGCGGAAAATATTGGAGATTATTTATGGCTAAAGAACAGAAGGGTTTCGTGGTTTATGGAGACATCGAGGAATCGCTCGACGAGCTGACAGACGAGCAAGTGGCTAAGCTGTTCAGGGGCATGGTCAGTTACTTTAACACCGGCAAAGATCCAAAGTTTACCGGCCTTCTGAAACTCGCGTTTATTCCGATCCGGCAGCAGATGGACCGCGATGTCGACAAGTACGAGAAGAAGTGCCGGAAGAACAAAGAAAACATCCAAAACTATTGGGACAAGGTCAAAGCTGAGAAAAGTTTAGAGGATACGAACGTATACGAATGTATTCAGCCGAATACGTTCGCTACCAATACAAATACAAATACAAATACAAATACAAATACAAAAATAGATACAGATACAATCACAACGTCCTCGGAAACGGACGCGTCCTCTCTCTCTTCTTTTCTGATAGAGCGCCTTAATAAGAAGGCCGGCACGAACTACAATGTCACGAAGTCCGTGAGACGACAGGTCGAGTCATTACTCGATGCCGGATATAGCGGTGATCAGATGCGGACAGTCATCGACCGCAAGTGCGACGAATGGCTGACGGACGAGAAAATGAGAAGCTACCTGAGGCCGTCGACTTTGTTCGGAGATAAGTTCGGGGAATATCTATCGGCACCGATCTCGCTGACGACCGAACGCAAACAGGACGAGGCAAAGAAGAAGAAATCGCTCGAGAAGGAACTGTCCGAGAAAAGGCAGAGTCTCGATGTTCTCCGGGCTTCGTTGGAGGAGATCCCGCGAGGGACGAGGATGGACGAGAGGAGGCTGCTTAAAGACCAGATCGCTCAGCTCGAGGACAGCATCGGTCTAATAGAGGGGAGGCTGTCGTGATACAGAAGTGTGACATTTGTGGGGAGGAATCGGACACATACTGGATGGTCCCGATCAGCACCGGCTCAAAGACTGAGTGGTGGTGCGCTAAGTGCTACGAGAATGCAGACAAGGAAGCAGCACAGAGCGATCTGATCCGGGGCTACAGGCTCCACAAGATAAGTGAGTCGAAGAAGAGGAACAGATGAAAGACGCAAAAGAATGTGATTACTGTGGCACCGAGTTCGTGCCTACGCATAGAAGGCAGACGCTGTGCCCGGAGTGCAGAGCCGCTACCCAGTACGGCAGAGGACGG